CCGGATTTTATTGATTCCCCCATTGCCTAGCATACTAATGCTAGGGCCGTCAACACTCTTAACCATTCTGTTACCATATTCACAGTTTCATTCAACCCATACCCTATACCTACTGCCATTGTCAACACTATTAACTATATTGTTATCATATTCACAGACTCTCATTCGAGCATAATAAAGCACCTACTGTATAAGTGCTATACAGTAGGTGCTTTAGAATGGCGGTAGCTCATCATAGAGAACCATATAATTAAATACGATTAGTTTGTCTCTTCTCCGCCTCTCACCCATAAACATTACGCGGTCTAATGGTATGTTTGCTATTTTCGCTATGTGTCGTGCTATCTCTTTTCGTGATTCTTTATTAGGGGTTACTTTAATTGGGTATAGTTTGTTTTCGTCGGTTTGTATGAGCCACCTATCGTATTTATCTTGATTAGGGTTTATGAGTATTACCTGCCATTTCATCTAGTACCTCTTATGACGACCACTGATTCTGTTAGCGCGTGTCAGCTCGAAATAGTGTACGTGTTCCCGAAATTCGGGGTTTTCAATACAATACGCAATAGCTGAATTGTCGCTTATCCGGTATGACTGGTAATTCCCGCTGTTAAATCGGATTTCAACTGTCATAATGGGGTTGCCGTAAACGGTGTAACCCGTTCTCTCAACGTGAGTCACAACACCCATAACATAACGGCGATATGGCGCGTGATGATTAGCTGGCACCTGATAGGTTTGCTCATCGTCTAGCCGAATTCGAGTCTCACCGAAACGGCCGGGCCGCTTAATGTGTGCGAACCTCTGGGTGTATCGGTCGCCGGTGATTTCTGCGATATAGCTACCATCAGCGAACTGGTCGCCCGTTTCGAGTCCGATGCCGAAAACTGTTCTCTTGGACATTAGTTAATCCTCTCACCATAGTTGAATACTTGTTCCGCGATCATGTTTCCGAAAACAGGGTCGTATAGGTGTGCGGTTACCTCAACACCGTTTACGGATTGTGCTTTAGCGTCATCGCAAGCCTTACGAAACACGATAAAGGCCTCTTCAATATCGTTAGGCACGTCATAATCGTCAGCAATACCGTCAGCCAATGTGTACACACTGTACATAACTTCATCGCCCTCAGGATAACCGTTGTCTACGTAGTGGTTAATGTGCGCATCAGTGTTGAGAGGTTGCTCGCCCCACGACGTCATATAGGTGCCGGTCAGTGCTTCGATAGTGGCAACCTCAGCGCGCGCTTCATCTTCCGTAGTGAAGTATGCGCGGATTGTCTCACCTGCAGGTGACGAAACAACCTCATACGGTCGCGTCATGTCCGGTCGCTCAAATTCGGCGTAGTCGCTCACGTCTACTGTGCGAATAGTTGCGTTCACTGTTCTCACCTCTCGGTTGTTGTTTGTTGTGTGCTTTAAGTGTATCAAACGCTAGTTATCCACAGGGTTATTAACAGATTTGTAGCTGTTATTAACAGTTTCACCGATATTATCCACATTACTAATCAAGTTATTAACAGTTGTATTAAAGTTATCCCCAGTTTGCACATAGTTATCCACAGAAAACACTGTTTTCGGCACACCTCAAACCTGGGATTAGTCTGACCGTTAGCTGAATGTTTGCTGTGAACATTAATTAGGCGTATTCACAGTTTATTAGGGTTGACACTACACATCATTGTGTGGTATCGCGTGCGCGCGTTATGTAGTAGGCATCCCATTGTAGTAAGCGCGCGACAACCGGCGGCCTATTGTAGCGACCGCGCGACAACGGATGCGCCTCACACTGTATACGCGAGCGCGGCCCGTTTTGCTTTGGGATTATTCACACAAATTTCCTGAAACTCATTTTCATGGTTTCAGGAAATGTGTGTTTTATTTTACGGGTATGGGGTTCGATTTTCGGCTATTTTAACTGTACCGTATTCTTCTGGGTTATTACTATAATAATTCTTAACCCACTTCTTATCAGTAGTTCTTGTATATGTCTCAATGTATTCACCGTCCACCCATATCTGCAATACTTCACCTGAGTAGTCGGGGGCATATACTTCAGAGTTATCATCTGTAGTAAATCTGTTTATAGCTGAATCCTCGTTTAGTGTCACAAATCTAAGTGTTTGCCCCTCGTAACCATCCTTTGATAAGCGCACGAATATTTCTACATGATTAAATGTTTTCACAGTATTATTCTCCAAATTCGGGTTTCGGCATCATCGACATAAGCACAACCGCGCCGACAAGGCCACGGAATCTTTTAGCACGTTTCCGTTCCATCCGTGTCTGCGGGTTAATGAGTTTGTCGATTCGTGTTCGTGGTGGTGTATATACTGGGAAGTTGTTGGGGTTTGTCCAGTATGCTAGTGCTTTTTGGTTTTGCGGGTTCTCACTCATTTCATGCCACCCAACATTTCTCGTGCTTTATTTGTGTGATAGTTTGCACACTTCTCAATAACACCTGCCAGCGTCAAAAGCCTCTCAATTCTACACATGATCCGCTTATGCCGTTCAATCATCTTTGTAGCGTTATCAATGTGCAATTGGATATCTTTATGCATTGCTTACCACCATCCCTTAGCATACATTTCCAAAATAACAACTATGATTTTCTTGTGAAGAGTTTGGGTTACTGCGTGATGGTTTTCAGGTTAGGTTCCTGCAACCTGTTGATAAGCCGCACATGTTTCATCGGGTGTGGTATTACGCTCTGTGTGCATCCATTCGACGTACTCAGACCAGGTTGTGGGGAACGTGATGCCGGTTTCGTTGTTTTCCATGTCTTTATTAAAGCATGAAACCCCTGCCGTGTCAAGCAGGGGTTTCAAACTTTTCTCACATCATGCCAATGAGTATCCCGATAATCACCAGCTCGATGACAATGATGGAGACTGGCAACCAGTGATCGTTAGACCGTACAGGGCGATCCTCACCATGCTGAACATTCACGGCAACTCCCTGTAGTTCGCGGTTTCAGCCTTTTGCAAAGCAGCCCTTGTCAGAGGGCCAGGGATGCCGTCAATCTTTCCTGTGTAGTTCCATCGCTTGTTAGTCTTAAGCCAGAGCTGAATGGCTTTCCACATGACCGGGCCGAGAACATCGTTTCCACGATATCCCCAGTTGTTTCGCAACCATTGTGCGAAACCTGCCGCCGACCCCCTACCCCAAATTTGGTCGATTTCTCCACGGTATCCCCCGAACCGTGCAATCTTTTGCAGACCGGCACAGTAAGCGATACCAAACGGGTTCCACTGCTTAGGCTTAGCGTTAGACGGTTTACTCTTACGACCAACAAAAGTATAATGCACAGGATCGCTCGTACCGTACCACTCGAAACCAAACTCGTTGAGCTTTGCCCGGTCACTAGTGAAATTGTACACATCAATAGCCACGCCGCCGTTAGTCACATGGTTGGATGAGGCCGCTGGCATGGCTGGCATGTACAGGTTCGGCGGTCGGTTTGCCGCCCCACCCTTATTCCAACGGTTGATAAGCGACTGTTGCTCAGCAACAGTTCGCCCCGCACTATTGATAATGATTTTACCGTACTTATCCTCTAGGGCGTTGATTGCGTCTGCGGCATCATCCCTCAACCACATTCCCGGATGATTTTTCAAGGCTCCCATGATTATCCTTTCCTGCTGATAGTGAATGCGTGACGATCACGCCCCGCGTGAGTCATAATAAAACCAGGGTAGAATGCGACAACCATGTCACATTCATCACAGTCGTATGGTACAGGCTGTGGCGGTGTTTCCGTTTCCTCAATCTTAGTTTCCATCGTTGTGCTTTCCATAGATTGACCCGATCCTGAGTTTCCATTTCGCGGCCTCATGGTAAGACCCCGCCTTGAATCCTTTACTGTAAGCGCGTGCATGTCCTGCCATGTAGCCAATAAAGATTGAACAGGCGGATACGATGCACATGATACCTAGTACAAGTGTGTATTCCATTATGCAAGTCTACCTAGTTCTGTGAACATGTCAAGCATTGGCTCAATTATTGTTGCTCGTTTTTCTAGGGTGAACGTCAGCTTGTCAGGCTTACCCGGTTGCCACACAGCCAAAACCCCACCCTGAGCGGTGAGAATATACCTCATACCCGCGTGGGCCTCCACGTTGTCAACAACACCCCGTTTCGTGACGGTAACCCCGCCGTCCTCGGGATATTGTACGGAAATTTCATCCCCCACCACAATCAACTCGGGTTTGATCGGGCGGGGGATGAGGCTATTACGGCGCATTATTAGTTCTTTTTCCAGTAGCCGCCGACAAACGCAAGTCCAGCGGTGAGAACTACGCCGATTGCCATCTCAACAGCCTCAGGAATAGCGATGCCGGATGACGTGCCAACCACCCAAGCAATGATCGTTGCCAGTGCTGAACCAACACCAGCTCCCACTGTTGCCGCAACAACCTTAGGCTGTGGCTTTGCGTCAGGCGTGGGCTGGTTGTTCACGTTGTCGTAGATAGGTGTGTCGCTCATTATTATCCTCCTTGTATGAATTGAATCAGGACTGTAAAGCCTACTATAGCAGAAATTATTAGGGATGCAACTCCGATGTTACGTCCAAGCTTTCCGTTACTATCATTGCGAATATCTTTAATGTCATCCTCAATATCGGATAGTCGTTCCGTGTGACCTGCAAGCATCTTTGCTTTATCATTCAAACGCTTTTCATGTATATCTTGCCTAGCCTCAATTGAAATGATCTTTTCGGAATGATTTGTAATAACCGTTGATATCATCCCCTTGATTTCAGCTACCGATAAGTGTAGCTGAATAACGGGATCATTCATGTCTGGCATATTCACTTTTAATCCTATCGTTTAAATATTTCTCTAAACGTGTTACGGGTAGAATCCTTATCAAAGTACACCCTACCAGTGTTGAACGCAGAGCGCAAGTAGGCAAGCGGCTTATCCCGCACAGTCATAAGCGTCTTATCCTCATCCATCTTTTCGATAACGAGGGTGTACACTACAGGGTCTTTAATCTCACGATTAAGAATATGGAACCTGTTGTTAACAAGATCGTACCATACGGAGAACCTGCCATTTTCACATTCCAGGGTGAACTGGTATTTAGCCTTATTACCCTTAACCATGAGTAGGCGACCATTCTTATCCGCAAATTGGTTACCCACTGAATAATCGGCGTACTCTGTTCCCTTAATGAATTGTCCGAATCGTGTACTGTAAATGTCTGCCGCGAATTCAGACGAATCGGGAAAGTGTGCCACAATAAACCCGTTTGCGCGACGTACAAATTCTGTTGACTCTGTAGGAACAATGTCCCACTCAGTCATATAGGGATTCATAATGCTCACACTGTTAGCCAGGAAAAATACCCGCACCCTATCAGTGTAACGATCAACAGTCACATAGAAATTGTTGAATGCATCAACCTCATTAGGCAGATAATGCAACGCGCCCTTTTCGATGATGAACTCATCGTAAATGATCTTTGTGACTTTAGGGTATGAAACAGACTTTTGTTTCTGTGCCGTGCTCAACGCAATGAAATATCCGATAGTTACCCACACCCGAGACTTTACAGCCTTATTGTATTCCTTTTCATCCTCGTAATTGTCGGGGTCTACGGGGTCACTCATTTGTGCGCGGTTACCGTGAACTCTGAAATCTTTATCCGGGAATTCTATTCCTACGTCAGCGAAGAATGTGTCACGCGCGGCGGCAAGCTCAGTCTTATAGCGCCTAAGGTAAATGAATTCCTCACCCTTACGGATAGCATCACGAATCCCCATTTTCTTAGCACCATAAGTCTTACCAATACCTCGACCGCCAACCGCCATACAATACGGCGCGTTATAGCTCAGCAGAGGGCCGAAATCATACCATTTACGCTTAGACACTATACTCATCCAAAAACGTTCTAGCATTCACAGCCGACCTGTAACCACCATCATCGTTTGTATTCCACACAATAGGGTCACCGGGATCGGTAATATGAATCTCCAAATGCAAATGCGCGCCCTGTGAAGCGCCCGTATTACCCACGGTTCCCACCGTATCACCTTTACTAACCGGGTCACTGACACCGACGGGTGAGGGGTTTTCCATGTGTGCGTACAGTGAACGGCATTGCTTACCCGAATACGTGCCCGTTGTCAGTGTGCCGTGGTCGATAATGAGCATGTTACCGAAGTTCGCGTGATAGTAGTTTTCTGAACCGTTACCGTCACCAATAGCTGGGATTGGTGTTCCTCCTGCTGGGGCGAAATCTGTTCCCTCATGGAAAGTGCCCGTCCCGCCTGTGCGCGGCCCGTATTCACTACTGATTGTTGATACGTCAAACGGGAACATGAACTCACCTGTACCGGGTCCGGAGCCGCCTCCGTTATCGGAGGCGACCCACATTCCACCCATTGTTGGGTATGCTAATACCCTTGACCCGTCATCAAACAATGCCAGTAATTGATTACCGTATTCCTGAATCTTTGTCAACTTAACCATTATTACGCCGTTGTGCTATCAGTAATGAGGCCCATTGAAACAAAAATACCAATAAGATTTGTAAGGGCTGTGTTACCGCCACGAACACCTGTCAGATTTCGCTTAGCTCCAATGAAAGGTATATTTCCATTCATTTCGTAACCAATTGTGTTCCCGCCGGGGTTTACAAATGGTGTGTTAATGGTTCCAGAACTCTTAACCTGTGAGATTGTGATGCGGCATTCTGTTGCGCTAAAAGCTCTAATGATACTTTCAACTTCATCATTAACAGCGCTATCGTTATATTTACCCGTATTAATAACGAGTGCGTTGGTAATACTACCCTTGTTATGTGTGCTTCGGAAACCTATTCCAATAGGCTTTGTTGTGCTTGCCGCTCGCCAAGGGTCAATAACAACAATGTTAGATGCGTTAAACTCATCGTTAGTGTGGAAAAATAGTAGACCCGCAAAATATGGTTCAATGATTGTGATGTTCGATAGTGAAAGACCCTGCGTGGTGTGAATGTATGTAGCACCATAGTTAGTATTCTCGGTTGTTCCAAAATTCTTTAGAACAAGCCCATCAACAATACCTGTTGCATAATCTGTTGCGACACCAATTTCGGAATTCACACCTGTAACAACAAGACCCCCACTTCTAGAACCGTTATCTACACCCGACTCCGCATAGCAATTGCTTATAAAGAAATTCTTTGCCGCTGTAGGTGTTTCGCCAACAATTGTCGTATTTCCAACAACGGCAAAACCCTGCCATACGTTATAAGCTGAACAGTTAATCCAAGAAATATTGATCCCGCCGTGTGTGTCAAAAGCCTCCCACTTTACATGGTTGCGTACAATACAGCCTAGATATGTGATGTTTGAGGAATTTGGATCAGTAGACATACTATTCGCAGACCAACGTGAGGCGGCAAACCCGTACCCATTAGCAAACCCGTCAGGCTGGTTTACCGTGTCCACTTCACAATTCTCAATGAGAATATTGTCGCACGACAGAACCATATGCCCGGAATATGCAACATTAGTAATGAGAATGTTTCTTGTAACACTGTCTTTAACGTGGTCAAATCTCACACCAGCCCAAGAGAACCCGTCAATATGACCACCATTAACGGTAATATTTACACAATTAACCGCCCTAAGACCAACGCCGATACCCACAACATTGCTAAATTCACCCTCAAGCTGAACATTGTTAATGGTAACGTTGTCGGCTTCGACTCTAATAAGGTCAATATCCCTATCTAGAGAGATCAGTTTACCAGTCGTGAAAACAATATTGATCTGCTTATCAATAACAAACGGTGTGTCAAAGCTGTGAGCATTACGAATTTCCAGAATACCGTTAACAGGTGTTGCCTCATATGCCGCCTGCAACGTAGTATGTTCGGCGTCAACAACCGTACCGCGATATTCTTTAATAGTGGCGTCAATAGAGGTTTCAGAAAGACGCCCTGTTTCAACTTCGGTCTGAATATCCTTGTTAGCGTATAGTCCGTCAGTTACATTTCTCGTATTCGATTCGGAATCGCCCATAATACCTGCAACTACCGGGTCTTGAACCTCAATAGAATCATTGATAATAAGCTGAACCTGCTCATTAACATAATTCGTCAGATTAGCAATCTGCTCAGTAGTCCACGTTTCCGTTTCCTCAATAGACGTATCAACATACGTAACAAGCTCTGAAACAGCGTTGTTAACGTAAGTCTCCACACTCTCAAAAGACCCGTCAATCAGAGGTACAAGGGTTTCACGAATATACTTACGCAGTTCTTCCAACACTCGTTGGAAAGTCCAACCGTCGCGGTAAGTGAACGGTGTGATGTTGGTGTATGCGTGACCGCCGAACGGCGGGAGCGGAACCGGATTAATAATAACCATAATGCCCAAAACCTCCTGTGTATGAATCGGCATTGTCAAACGTTTGCATGAACAACTCTTCCAAATCCCGGATAACCATAAGATCAACATTGATAAGACTATCGCGGAACCGCATAATCAAATCAGCAGGTGTCCCCTGATACCCTGAAACCAGTGTATCACCCTCCGACTCCGTAGAACTAGTAGCCTCAGCAGTCGTATCGTTAACACTATTGTTTTTCGACTTAGACGTGGTATCCGTTGCACTACTGGCATAATCCTCATAACCTGACAATTGCGTCTGAGGTGTGGTCGATGCAACCGCGCGAGAACCACTTTCACTCGTACTCTCACCAGTATTATTACCCGTTGAGCTTTCCGTACCGTCAGTCTTAGACGTGCTTTCCGTTTTCAAGTTGATCGTGCTGAGAGCTTCATACTCTACAAGTGTTGACTTGTAAAGCTGATTGTAGAATGCCATAGACTCGTTAAGCTTTGTACGCATTTTCAAACGGAAGATATCTACCGTTTCAAAACCGATTTCCCTGAGCCAGAAATGGTCAACAATCTTACCAATGAGAATTGGCTTATACTCTGCGTCGAAAATTGGCATCCCATGAATACCAATCTCACTACCTGTCAATAGTGAAATTGCTCCCATATCGACACCCTTAAACGTCATATTCTGAGTTTCAACGGTGCCGTTTGTACTCTCGATAACGTCAATCAACCTCTGCGTATACGTCGCCATTGTCACCACCACCTGTCAGGAGTTCGGGAGCCTCTACAGGCTCATCAGTGTGATACTCCACGTCAATATTTAGACCGTGAACCTTGTTAATCTGCTCTACAGCCTTTTTGCGTGCGTTCAGATTAACGTAGCGCATCATGTCTGTCTGATCGTCATTAGCTTCAACCTCAGATGCCACCAGTCTTTCCTTTTTGTCCTGGTTAGCATTATTGATACCCATGAGGCCCATACATTCATTCCACATGCGAGTGCGTACAATATGTAGTTTCTCAATAGCGTCAACGTCAACGTTTAGCGCGATAGCCTGAATCCACTGCATATCCCCCAGCGGCCCGTCAGCGTTGATCTGTAGGACATTACTACCCTCCTGATACTGCCGAACCAGGTTTAAAGCCGACAGTTTTGTATTCTCGCTAGAGATAACGGCAACGCTCTGCCTCGCATTACGGGCATTAATCTCGATAGTGATATCCATTTCAGCCAACCGCTCTGAATAGATTTGCACAATATCCCAATCAGGGATGCGAATATAGTTAGACCAAATCGGAATAGCCTTACGCTGAGCCTCGCCCTCACCGTATTCCTTATGTGGTTGATATGCTCCGAGAGTCTTACTAATGTAATCGTTACCGATAGTCATAAATTGCGTGGGATTCTTCAACAAATCCACATAGCCCACGGCACCGGCCTCTAGAACAAGGTACTTATCAAAATCCTCATCCTTATAGAACACTGCCAATGCCCGATAGAAAAGCGTAAGCTCCATGAAACGCTCATCTATAGAATCGGGTAGACCAGTCCACTTGAAACGGTTAGCGGCAAGCTCTGTCAACAGACGCATATACATGCGCTGAATAATCATTTTGCGGTTATTACCGGGGTTCCCTTGAAAGGGTGTCCCGACAAGCTGATTACCGTACAAGTGTTCCGCGTACAGCGCATCAGCCCCACCGCCTCTCTTATTCTTACTCATTAGTAGCTGATTCCTCCCAAAGCCTGATTATCTGCAATGTCTACTGTACCAATATCTGCGGGGTTCCGCCATACCGTTACACCCTTTTCAAAAATACCTCGAATAGTCTGCTTCATAGCCTCAGGCATAGGCGACGACAACAGGTATGATTGTGTCATCTTCCAATAGGTGAATTTCTGCATAACCATCATATCGGTAGGCAGGTTATCAATAAACATATTGATTGCATACCCATACCTAAGCCAGAAATCGCCAATGCGCTTAATCGTTGCATTATCAATTAACTTCCAACGCAAAGCAATTTCCATACTACCATTAGTAAGGTTGATAGTCTCACCACCAAATTGACCGGAAACGCTAGGCTGAATCATCTGCGCATCCTGAACACGCGCATTAATACCGGCAATCTCGTTAGCATAGTCTCCGCGAGCGGCCCAGTCCGCAAGATTCTTATTCGTATCCCGAACAAAGCCACGATTCCACTGTTCAGCCGAAAGGTTCTGATTAGCCGCCAACGTGCGAATAGCCAACGCCTCATCATTAGCCGCCGTCTGAATACCAGCATTAATCAAATTCGTGCCAGCATTCAACGCACCCATACCGGCACCAGCCGCCGCGCCAACCGGCCCCGCCATAGCACCGCCAGCCGCGCCAGCAACAATGCTCCCCGCACCGCTCACAATGGACTGTGCAACCTGTGTCCGGTTCGTGTTACCCGTCAGGTTACGGTCTGCCATGACACCTGTAGCGGTGATCGCGTCTGCGGTATCCATAGCGCTCGATGCCTGATCGTATCCGGTCTGTGCGGCCCTCAGCGATTTCTGTTGTGACCAATCAGCCGACTGCCGCTGATAATTAATCGTCGAATTATTAGCCGCCAAATAACCCAACTGACCATTATTCACAATGGGGATAGTTGGGAAATTCGTTACACCGACAGAAACGTCAAGATAATCGCCGAAATCATCGCCAGATTCCTGCCACTCAGGAACGCTAGCAACAATAGCATCACTAAGCCCCCCAAAGTTCTCAGGCTTACGACCATCACTATTATACTTACGCGGGGTGAAATCAACCCTACGCCCCGGCGGAACATACGTAACACGCTCCATAACAAGTGCGTTAGGTTCATTCCACGACTCAGGCTTAATAGGAATCGTATTACCCGTAAAGCATGTCATCTGAATACCCATATAAGGGTACGTAAACAGCTTTTTCAAATGGCGATACCTAGCAGGAATGGCATTAGTAATCTCAGTCGAATTACGCCAATTGGAAAAGAAATTACGCTTTTTGGGTTTAGGAATATACGTAAGCTCAGTAGGGATGCCATTAGGCTGATAAGTAAAGCTCGGGTCATACCTTGTAATCTTAGGCATCATAGCCGCCGAAATAATGCCCTGCGTAACCCAGGGTGTTTCAGCCATAGCGCTAAGGAAAGACAGGAAACCCTCTAGGTTATCCCATACATAAACGGATGCGCCACTAACACCCATTTCTACAAAGTTACCGGACGCGCTAACAAGGTTAGGGTTATCAACCGTTCCTGGATCGGCCAGTAGATCAACAGTTGAAACTACAACAACGTCAGTCTCAATCTGGAAAAAGCCGCCCTCCTGCCTGAAACCCATAATATCGTCACTACGCTTAGCGATAGTTCGATACTCTCCGCCCAGGTCAAAACCCTCAGGAACCGTAAGATAATCTCTACCGTAATTGTCAAACTGCTTAGTGTTAGCAATGCCGATATGTCCGCGCTCAACAAACGCTGTACCGAACGTTACGTCATAACCAAACGTCTGCCACACATCAAGCTGTAGAACAAGCTCGGTAGTATTAGGTGAAAGATACCGAACGTCGTTAATGAAATAGTAGTAATTCTTTGCTACATCGTTACCAGGAATCGGTTGCAGTGGATTGGATGCCCTAAGATAGTTGTAATTAACAACAGTGTTAATTGGCTTATTAATGCGTACCGGCTGGTTAGGCTTAATGTACGACAACTGCTCAATGCGAACACCGCTAGGCTCAAGATCGTCAATGTACGAATCAAGCGCCGCCTTGTTGGCAAAACGCACGATATCTCTGTAATCATTATTCCAAGGAACGTTAACGAGACTAACACTCGTTCCAGGTGTCCACACAGCATAGTTAAAATCAAGACCGAAATTATAATTGTTCGGCGGATCGGTAATCTGATTTACCATTTCATTCCTCTTAATATATGACAATGGGGAGAGAGTCGAAACCCTCTCCCCATTGTACTACGGGTTAGACGTTAGTGAAAGTCCACTCCCACGTACCCGCCGTAAGCTCGTAACCACTACGAGCAACAGCATCAAACGTAGTTTCAGCGGTAATGTCATTAACACTACCGTTGTTGACATTCACACCGCCCTTGCGGTACTGGACACCGACAACGCTAGGAATAACAACCTTGTTGTCACTCATAACAAGCTGATCGGGGGTCACCTCAAACAGCCCATCACCATCACCATCCTCACGCACCTCAGGGTGCGGCCACGGTCGCACATACTCACCCGTAACCGTTCGGGTCGTCGTTTCGGTGTACTGAGGCACATCGAACGAATCAACCGCCGTAGCGCGAATCGTCAGCGTAGCCGCCGTCTCATCAATGCCAACCGCGAGAACACCGTTATTCGTAATACGGGTGAAGATGGACGTCCCACCCTCAACCGCATAACGAACCGCAACCAGAGGGCCACCAGCCGGGGTTGTCACGGCCTCCGCGCCGACGTTGTACAGACCGCCACGCTCAACCGACGTAGCCTGAGTAGCACCATCCTGATCCGTAACAGTGAACGCGGTAATGTCAGTAACCACGTATTCGGTACGGTTCAGCTCGGTAGACTCACGCGAGCTATTGAACATAACCAGCGGGGCAAACGTACTGGCAGAAACAACCTGCCAGTGGTGGAGCCAATAATTCGTGAACAGAGCAGCAGGGTTGTACAGGCTCGTAGTGTCGATACGCTGATCCGCAACCACAAAGAATTCCTTAGTCGTCAGAGCGGCCTGGAATCCCTCAATACCGTAATAGTGCGACGGGAGCACAAACTTACGGTTATTAATCTGCGCCTTATCAATGTTGAACGCGGCGGCAAGCGCCTCAACATCCATAGCCGCATCAGCCTCAGGCGTAGTAAACAGGATAAGGTCATCCGGGTTAATAGCCTGAGGCATGTGAGCCAGGTTGTAAGCACGCGACGGGAACTGGAGCGTCTGACCAAACTCACGCATACGACGTAGCGCGTAACGGTTCTGCTCGGGCGTGGACTCCTCAGCACCAATATCTGCGATATTGACGTTAAAGAAACCGTCTGCGGCCTGATCCATTTCCTTAAACAGATTAGCCATAAGCAGGAATTCGTCGTACTGGTCGGACTTCTGAGCCGCGCCAAGCAACTGTCCAATAAAGGTGGAAAGACCGTTATCGGAAAGGAATGCGTTACGGAGCAGAGGCTCCTTAACCGTCAGCTTGTAACGGTTACGACGGTTAACCGTGTGATAGTTCGCCTTAACCTCAGGGGTCTTAGAACCGAAAAGCTCCTTTTCAAGCTCATCACGGTCGCTGTCATACTCATCTGCCTCAATGAGCCCGACCATGATTTCCTCAATAGTCTCACCCCAATTGAGCATTCCACGCTTAAGCGGTGCAAGGGGATTGTTCCACGACCACTCAGAGAAAATGACAAGGCCGATTCGGTTAACAAGTGCGTCAATAAACTGGTTCATCTGTGGCTTGAAAGTCCACAGCTTTTGCACAACGTCCTGCACGTTTGCCTGAGTTGCCTCAGGAATTCGAGACTGGTAATCATAACCCAGCTCGTTACGGAAAGCATTAAGCCAATCAATATTAGAGGGCGAATCAATAAGATCGCGGGAATCAAAGACCATGACGGTTCCTCACTTCTGGTTTAAACAAATCGGAAATCTTGATACTCGAACTATCAGGCTTATCACCATCATTAGTACGATTACCAGGGTTGTTATCGGTGTTGCCCGGAATTGCCATTGCAAGATCAAAATTCTTAGCTTTCCACTTACGGATTTCATCATCCTTAGCGGTAATCGTTGTGTTCCTTTCGGCAACAGTTCCGTTAAGCTCGTTAATCTTTTCTTCCCGCGTGCTCAATTCCTGAGCATGTAGTTCCCGCAGATCGCGGACAACTACAAGAGGGTCAATACTATCATTACCCTCAAGCTTATCAATGTATTCATCAAAGGGGTTAGGCATTATTCCATTCCTTAAATCCGAAAACGGGGCGGTCACACCCGCAAGTGTGACCGCCCCTCTATCGGGCATCCAAACGATACAAGTATCGGCAGGTTGCGAGGCCCATTCTACCACAATCACGATCCAACGTGCGCATTGTTGGGTAGTCCGATACGACCGTCAGGTGCCAGCTTTCAGGCTACTCCCCGGCCTCAGCGGCCCCCTCAGCGGCCTTACCGCGACGTGCCTTATGGCGGGGCGAAAGGGTGAACGTCAGGCGTACAGTGCCGCCCACAGAGACCTGCTCACCCTCATCATCCGTACCGTACTTCACCTTAGACTCATCCTTATCGCGGAGCCGCGCGGTCTTGTCGATGCCGTTAGCGGCCTTAGCGAAAAGGTTTCGCTCCTTGATAACCTTGTCGTGGTCAACAGTGAGAGTAACGGATGCGTTCTCACCCGCCTCTGCAAGCTGTGCAACAACCTCAGTGTAAGGGTTAACCTTAGCCTCAGGCTCAAAGGTGCCAAACTCGATCTTTGCTTCAGTCATTTCTATCTCCTTGTTTGTATGCCCGATATTGGGACGATTGGGAGGGGCGCGGTATCAACCCGTCATTTCAAGTTACCAGTGCCGGTGGTAACTCCCCTGCATGACTACAACACTAACAGGTGCCGTTCGCATGTGCAAGTTCTACGTCAATTAATTTTCAACTCAAACGGTGTATCCCTCAGCACAACCCCGCCCGGCACCGTCTTAGGTGTCAGCTTGCCGTTCAGCACCAGCCCCGGCCTCAGATCATCGAACGAGAGAGTCGATGCGATATGTGTTGGTAGACCCGCAATCCTTGTCACATAGTCATGTCGCACATCACACTCAGGATCGTCACACAGCGCCTCAGTATCGGGCAGGTGTTCCAAGTACGCCTTAGCTCGGATATAGAAAGCACTATCGTAGTCATACTCGAACTTCCATGCCCCTAGCTTTGAGGGGTGAATCTCCACGCCCTCAGGCGGGTTGAGCACAGTCTTATTACCGTCAGTATCCTCACCGATAATCCAGTGGTCGCCAAGCAGGTGTAGTGAATCCGTATCAGCATAGGCAAAGTGTTCGTAGCTTGCCTGTGCTGAACGGATTGTCAGGTTCCGCGCGAAAGATGTGATGAAAACCCCTGCCGCTGTGTATACAGGTGGCACCTTTTCATCCTCACCTCTCACCAGCTTTACAGCACCATCTTTCAGTGTTGGTATCTTACTTGTTACATTAGGGTTTGTAGCAAACTTTCCATACAGGCTATTCAAGTGGAGCTTAGCGATTTCTCGCTTTCCACCTTTTTCTTTTGCCTTAACCTCGCTCCACTTGTCGATGTATACATCGAACATTCCCTTAACAGCTTTGAAAGCCCAACCGCCGCCGTATGCTAGAACCTCAATATCGTAATGATCGTTATACAACTCCCAGTCAACATTGGTTACCATCAAGGTTGTTGGCTCCTTAATTTCTTCCAAATACTCGGTAGCTGTAAAGATTGACGAACCCTTAATCTGAATACAAGGGATATGATTAGGTTTAATCTTTGCCGTGAACGTCACACTGAAAATAACTAGCGGTCTTTCATCCGTAGGCTCAACCATACCCCGCACAAAACGAGGTTCCCCATATGGGATAATCTTATGCTTCATAATTGACGGGTAAAGACTGTTCACATCGAGAACGATTCCTCCGCCAACAACACGGCCCTTGAATCGTTTATCAGCGTATGTGAACCCGCCTCGGTATGCACGTCGAATCTCTGAATCAATCGACTCATGCAAAACCGGGAACATTCTCTTAAAATGTTCCGAACCCGTCAACCGCTTATATTCCCGCAGACTGTCACCCGCAACAGTCAAACCTGTCATCCCCGAATCAAGAACCTCTTTCAACGCCTTAGCGGGAATAACAAGGTCTTTCCTGAGGTAATCTTCTTCTTCCGCTGTCAGCTCATGCCCAACGGGCCGGTACGCCTCATAATCAATAGAACCCTTAGTTTCTTCCAACTTGAACGATTTGGCGATCCTACTAACCGCCATAGGTAGTTTCTTAAAAGAATCTCTAATCTCACAACTATGCCCATTATCCCACTGAATAGTTATAGAATAGAAAACACCGTTATCAGAAATAAGTGACTTGAACGTTTTATCCGTTCGCAGATTATCAGCAGTTGTATGTGTGTAACTGTTCTTAAGTAACCAGTCAAGAATAAACATGCCGTCAAACTTGAGGTTGTGAAAATAGATGGTGCTATTATGTTGCTTGACTCGTTCTATGAACGAGTCAATATCTGTACCAACCTCAGCGTTATCATACTCAGGTTTGTCAATCTCCAACAAACCCCACGACCACACCCGACAATCATTAGGATCGGTAGTAGTCTCAAAGTCCGCCATATAATTAATTCGCGCCTTTTTCTTACCAGCGCTAGGCGGTTTATCCTTACTTCTTTCCGCCCTCGCTACCTGTTTCGCCAAGCTCGGATGCCCAGTTAAAAAGCTCTCCAATGTCACTTTCAGCATCCTCTACTACTGAATCATGCCAACGCTCCTTAGCGTCAGCCGCACGCAACTTAGCCATTTCATAAGACAGGCTAACAAGTGTGGCAAAGTTTGTATAATTCCACAGAGTATCAAACTGCGAATCCGTAAGCTTATTAGCCCGAGCAATCATATTACCATTACCGGCAGTCTTAAGCATATCATTAAGTTGCTTACGGGATTTCTTAATCTCACCGGGAAGATATTTCTTCGTAGTCTTACGAGCCATATCTTTGAGAATCTTATCAAGCGCCTTAACACCAGGAATCTGCGAGGGCGCACGATCAACCTGAGAATACGGCCTATTAACAACTTCACCAACCGCTGTAGGATGAATCATAGCGTTACGCTCACGCAAAGTCATACCCGCAGTAGGCAAGAAAATGTTGGCAACCCTAGCCTCGTGCTGAACACCGATAGTATTATACTGGCGTTCCAAACGCTTATACTGTCGCCATTTATCCTTAGGAATAGGTACACCGCCAGCGCCAGCAACATAACCAACGCTACGAGACTGGAAAGCATTAAGCTCTCCAATGTACTTATTAAGCTGTGCCTTGTTGTAACGCTTGATTACACTGATATCACGTCGAGGGTCTTCCGCCCGACCCGTAATATCAACACCCGTATTACGACGAATACGCGCGATCTTGCCCGTAACCGCACTACGACGCTTACGGGCAAGCTCACGCAACCTCTCTAGCTCATTCATTTTTCCCCTTAATACAACAAACCCCACACACCCTATTAAGATGTGTGGGGTTTGCAGTAACTACTTAGACAAGCTCGATTGTCATAAAACGGTACCCGTTACGTCCGCGCTGTTCCACGACACGAACCGGCACAGCCTCAGGCCAGGTGTCAGCCTCACCCAGCGTAGACATGATGTTACGCAGAGCCGAAAGCAGACCCACCGACGTTGCGTGATACGCGGTGCCGTCCTCATCAATAAGAGTCACGCGCGGCGCATCGTTCACCTCACCACTCTTTTCGTCCTCAAGCTGAACACTCTGAACGATGAAATTACGAAGCGCAATCTCCTTGTTCAGATTGTCCGCCAGCGGAACACTCTTCGTCTGAGCCGCCGCGATCAGCTTACGAGCCGCGAAATCGCTACCCTTGATCGACGTATAGAACGCCGCAGACGAATCGTTCAGCCCCGCGATAGCCGACGCAACATCAGTCACACCGCGCGACTGACGCTCAACCTCAGCAGTCTCAACCTGCTCCACAACCTGCTCCTTGTTTTCAGCCATGAAAATTCTCCTTGTTTGAAATGGCCCGATGAAAATTACCCGTCACAATTCACGGTAGTGACGGTTACCGTCAGGCGCGCCCTCACCAGTGGCGACTTATGATTCATTACGGTCTGACATGCAGATACCGGGTTATACCTGATATTAAATTATCGTTCGCTGACAGGGAATCGAACCCTGCACTCACACAATACCATGCTATCACATGCCCCAGGGCGTATGTGTTGCTTTGCCATTTAGCTACAGCGACCCTATCAATTTATTAAATGTGTTACAAATAACGTGCACTTCATACACCGATCCGGAATGAGCAGTTACGTACTCTTTGGGATTCAGACCCTACCTTTATTGGTAACACTATCAGGTTTCTTGGCTTTCGCTCTCCCTGATATCAACAACACTAGCGAAGTCACCATACCACGTCTATTGAGGGAACCTACAAACTTCCCTGTACGAACTCTACAGCCATACCACACTATCGTGCATAAGTCAAACCTTTGTTAGTTTCCTACAACGGAATTTGTAGAGTTCCACAGTCGATGTATTTGTAGGTGTCATACAAAGGGTGGAGTGTATTGTTGTAGATTTCGTTAAGTTAAGGAAACTTACTTATTGGAAATGTGTAGTATAGCATATGTTAGCAAATTAACCTATTGAGGATTCCTACAAGATATATTGTTGGGTGTTGTAGGATATATACAAATCCGGG